GCGATTAGCTTTCCTTCTCTCTTGATTTCTGCAAAATACATTGCTAAAAAGGCAATGAGTGTTATGCAATTGAAAGAGAAACCAGTATTATACAATGGGTCGTCACCAGTCTGCGCATTTTCGGAAATTGAGCAAATGTGGTCACCACATGTTTGGGGGACAAAAAGAATTAAGAAAGATGCAATTAAAACGCGATACAATTCGAGTAAAACCGTAATTGTGACGCCGGCTTTTTGGTTAAAATCTTGGTTATCTTTGACAACGTCTTTGACAGGAACAACTACGTCTGTGCTTATTGCAGGCGTGTTAATTTCAATATCAACAAGTGACTCATTAGAAGTTGGGCTGTCCATTGTTATTGCTATACATTTCATAAAGACTCTTTTTTTGGCTTATTTTTTTGCCTCGTCCTTTGGTCTTCTTACCTTTTCCTTTTCCTTTTCCTTTGCTTTTATCTTTATTCTTTGTGCATTTACATTTACACCTTTTGGTTCGCTTCTTCTTCTTCTTTTTATTATTCCATGGTTGATAAAAAATAACAGGTTTATCATCATCATCTGATATGGGAATACTTTGTGAAGATAACTCGTCAAAACTGGAAGCAGAATTAAACATAGGTTCGGCCATGTCCATAGGTTTATCCATAGGTTCGGCCACAGTTTCGGACATATCCATAGGTTTATCCATAGGTTCGGCCACAGTTTCGGTCATATCCATAGGTTTATCCATAGGTTCGGCCACAGAATTAACTAGAGGTTCGGCCATAGGTTCAGACACAGGTTCGGACTTGGACACAGGTTTATCTAAAGGCATAGAAATAGGTTGTTGCTCCATTTATATATATATATATTCAAAAGAAATAATACCGTTTTGTTTGATTATCTGTTCTCTCAATCTTTTCTACATTTTTGCGAAACACTTTTGGGTCAATTTCGTATGATTTGTAGCAAACCCCATCGTCTTTACTGGTATATCTCTCCAGATTGTGTTTATAAAACTCAGCAGTTGACCCATCCAAAATCCAGTGTCGTTGTTTAATTCCTAAATGTCGATAATCTTTGTATATACGGCAAAGACGAAACATGTAAAAAAACATCTCGGTAATGTAATTGACATATTCAACAGTTTCTTCTTTGTTCTCTGCATTAATTGTGTAAACAAGTTCATTGTAATCACGTAGTTTTTGGACAACATCATCATTTTTTTCAATTGGCGTGAAATAAATTTTTTCAAATGTTGCGGCATACAGTTCCCAAGATTTTGCGGATTTGTAATTGATTTCGGCTTTTTCTTTTAATTTGAAAAATGTATTGATAATGGAGAGAACAAAGGTTGTCAACAAAACATAAAACAATTGTATTTCTGTCAAAAATGCGGACCCGGAACCAGTTTGGCCTGTGGAAAAAGCGGTCAACAAGGTAATTGTGAAATTGATGGGTGTTGAAATGTAATTCCAGAACCCGGCATTGAAATATTTCTTCTTGAGTTGGGTTCCTATGTGCAAATTAAGATTATCTTGCACAGTTAACATAATTCCCCAGTTTGGAGAGAGATTGTCGATAATATAATCATTGGTTACGCCCTCGGAACTAATAACCGACGAATTTTCTTCTAAATTCTGGGGATTTGTTGCAATTTCGCTGATATCAAGTCCAGGTTTATCCATTTGATAATTATTTGGGAGATTTAATTATTTGGTAAAAATATGCAAAATATATTTTCATCAAATTTATACGTTATACAAATATTTTTATCTCCCCGTGGACCCAATTCCTCCTTCTCCGCGAACTGTGTCTGCCCCTAAATCTTCTGGTCTATCTACCAGCTCCACAAAAATTGGCATGAGTCCTGGCGCACAAACTTGGATAAGACGGTCAAAACGCTGCACTACATATTGGGGACTTAAACAATCAAACATCCCAATGAGTGGTCCGCGATACCCCGAATCCACAATCCCTGTTGAATTGGCTAGTCGCAATGGTGTTTTGGAAATGCTGGACCTGGGATGCATGTAGTATCCAGTATTGTAAGTATTGATTTGCCCATTTTTTCCTATCTCTACAATTTGTGCCGAGCACTTAATTTTAAAATCCAGCTTGTTTACATTTTCTGATGCGCAGTTAAAAAATTCGTAGGGTGAAAAAAGGTCAAACCCAGCATCAATGTGATGCGGATTGTCATTCAATTTAGAGTTGTGGTTGTAAATTGCCTCGTAATATTTGCAATACAATTCGGGATTATTCAAGTTGTCCGCATAAATACGGAGGTGCATGTAACGGGGATACACGTTGAGCAAGTTGTAGTTAAAAAACATTTTATAAAGATATTTTAAAAATATCTTTATATTATATTACTAATCAATATCCATATTGGGGTCAAAGTTTTCAGAAACCTGTCTAAATTGTTCACTATACATTCTTACCATTTCAGCTTTGGTTACTTGTGTTATTAATGATAATTTACTACATTCTCCTTCAATATCATTATAATTGCACGTTGTGTCTAAAAAATTAAAATCAACTACATCTGTATCTTTTATAAAATTTAAAAATTCTTTGACTTTCCCTGGCAGTTCCGACATTTTAATATTATTTGGTAATTTATATCCTTGATTTATTAAACGTCGCTCTCTAGTGTTCACTTTTTCAATGCAAAAAATATATAAAGCCGGACCTTCTTGTGTTGTTTCTGGTATAAATTGACTCGGTAGGTCACCCGGTTGTCGTCCGCTAAACACTTTATCAGCAAGATTTTCACGTGGAATTTCGCCATAATTAGATTCGGTTAAAACACCAGGAATGCCTTGTCTAGCCATTTCAGAACCTAATAATACATTTGAAAAAACTTTATTTCCAAATTCTTCGCCATATTTTCTTATAAATGTTTCTTTAAATCTAGGTGTTTGTAAAGTTTGAATATTAAACATAATTTGACGTCGATTCATTTCTGGAACCCATCCACTAATAATATTGTCGACCGTTGTTCCTTGCTCCAATGCTTGTTGTATACTTTGATAATCGGTTAAATTATTATTTGGAATTTCATAATACAATGTTCCACACATAACAATACCAGACCGATGAATGTGAAAATTAGGAGTTGGCGTAAATCCAACTTGACCAACTAATCCACCCAGTTTGGATGGTTTTTTAGTCACAATAATACCTCCATGACCTTCCATTTTTGCAAAAATTCTATAGTGATCGTGTGCCATATTTATATTATAATTTAATATATTTATTTGCAATAAGTTGGACTATATCTATAATAAAAAAAGAACAACGGCCCCATAAACATTGCCATAATAATACCTACAAATTTCTGGAAAATGGTTCCGGTTTTTCAAAAACAGTAGATTGACCATAAAAACGCAATAAGCCCAAGCATGACCCATACAAAAGTGATTAAGCCAAAAATTTGAACGGTGATTTGTGTTTCTCTCTCTTTTTCGTCCATTATATATTAAGGGAACTAATAGTTAAGGGAACTAATAGTTAAGGGAACTAATAGTTCCCTTATGAACCATCCTTTACACTTTTTCTCATTTACACCCTTTTAAGTATGGGTTCATAAGGGAACGACGAGTTCCCTTAACCGCCTCTCATCTTACCTGTTTCACACGCCGTAACTATACCACGGCTTACAGTTGGCGTTTTGGTTGCAGGATACCCAACTTTATCCTTAATGGTATATCCGGGCGAAGGAACACTATATGCCAGTGCATTTGCCGTATGTTTTCCATATGCAGTCAAAAATGTATTTGCCGAGTTGGTGACTGTGTCATATTTAAGCCTAGTTAATCTAGCACTTGAATCTACACTACCTTGCGATGCAAACTTGCTGTTGCTTGGTTTATAATAAAGCGGAACATAAGGTGTTCCAATCGTTGGATTCACGGTTCCTGTCCTAAACTGATTCCCTTGGTTTCCATTAGCGTAAGCTGGAACACTTGTTACATATGCAGCTATAACTGTGGACGAAAGCCCTGGTGTATAAATGTTGTAAATAACACCTGGATATCCGGATAAACGAGTTGCCGGTTGTGTCTGGTCTCTCTGTCCAACAGTGTTTCCACTAATATCAGCCAATGGATAATTACCCGCCGATATTCCTAAAATAGTCTGGAAAATATTATTCAAAATGCGTATCACTGGAACAATGGTTCCACTTGGTTTTACCCACGTTACACCTGTTGGAAGTGTGTATCTACTGTCCGGATGAATTGTGGTATCTGTCGCAAAGCACTGAATTTGCGCCTTGTCAGTCAATGTATCATATGCAAAATTATACAAAAACACTTTGCTGCCATTTGTTATATCATTGTAATACTGACCACGGTTCATCAACGTTGTTTGAAAAAGTGTGTTCAATTCGCCTACATCGTAGTTTCCATCAACAATTGTAAAATTGTTCAGACTGGCGTCTAACCATTGGTATTGAAAAAGCGGACTCGAACTAAAACCTTTGATTGACACCTTGGCACAATGGTTGATTCCATTGGGTGTATAAATATTGGGGATGCTGTTTGGTTCACCCGGTTTGTAGGTGGGGTCACCATAACGGACACTAAAGACCTCGTTCTGTTTCACGGTGCGGTTTCGGCTTATCAAATACTCATTGGTGGAAGTATAATAGGTGTCGTTAGAAGCAGAGAACTTTCGCTTAATATTACCGGAACTGCGGACCCGGCGTTTTGCGTCGGCGGATTTGCTGCATGCTGGCGTATCGCAATTATTAGTGGGTCTCTCTGTGCGAATAACGGTTAAATCAAATTCGGACACGTAGGATGGGGGAACTGAAGAAGCGGTGTTGTTAATGGTGCCACCAGGTTGGAAAAAAGCGTCGCCATCTACATTGGCGCGGGTTTTGCAACTAGCATTTGTGTTTGCAATTTCTCTACGATAATGTTTTATGGGAGGTGCAAGAAAGAACCCTTGTGTTGAAGAAGTGCTGAATGTATTGGTGTTCATTTTCAGACCGGCAACAACTTGGTTAAATGTTTGACCTTTCCAAGAAATGTTTCTTCTTTTATTCATATTTAAGCGAGCCGACATTATATAATTTATGAATACAATAAAGGTAGGGGAACCGTAGGTTCCCCTATAACCCCTCCTTTCCTAAAAATCATCGTGTTCAAATAAATAAGTAGTTTCAAAATCTTCTACAATTATGTCAGTTCTTCTAAACTGCTTGCAAAAAGTTAACCTGAATAACGAACTAAAATAAGAAATTAATTCATCAAAACACATTATAGTGTATAGCAGAAAATAAAGGAACCTATGGTTATTTAGTTTTGCTTGTGTTTTTGACTTTTTCCTCTATAAAAGGAGGGGTCATAGGGGAACCTTGGTTCCCTATTATGCACTGTGAGTCTACGTGAAACGGTTTCTCTTTCTCTTCCTGCGGCACAATTCGCAACAAACATTTGGCTTTCTTCCCATAAAGTGGTTTGGTGCATCCGCTCTCTTTTTTCTTCTGTGTTCGTTTTACTTTCTCATTTTTCAAACATCTTGACCGAAAATTCTCATACGTATTGCGGACTTCTTCATATGTCAAATCCGATTTTTTGCTCAACATGGTGTTTATTAATTCGTGCAAATTAAACAAATACTTCGAAAATGTTTCCCGGTTCTTCATATCTGCCATTCGTAGAGGCAATTTTTTAAAATTCTCCTTCAAATTTTCTCTACATTTGCCACAAGGCAAAACATTTTGCAAACTCAAAATAAAATTTCTATAGTTTTCCTTGTCTTTTGGCTTGGGATTCACTGGATAATTGAAACTAATGGTGTGTAATAAATGCCACGCACTGTTGCCCCAAATGGATGTGAGAAACCCATCATTGCTGTTGTAATCTTCTTTCGTAAAAACGTTTTTCCTGGTTTTGGTCATTTATTTAAATATCCTGAGAAAATTACTTCGGCCACACGTATGTGATTTAAATATTATTAAACAATATATACTATGGCAAATATTTACGAAACGATTTCTATCTATATCCGTCCCTATTACAGTAAAATATTATTTTTGATACTTTTAGGCGTATTTTTATGGGCAGCCTACTATGCTTATGGAAAATGGGGAGAAAACAAACCTAAACCCAATGCTGACATTTACCAACCAACCGCACCTAAAGATACAACTGTTTACTTTTTCTTCGCGGATTGGTGCCCCCATTGCAAGAAGGCAAAGCCTGTTTGGTCCCAGTTCACCAACAAATATAATGGAAAGGTTGTAAATGAATACAAAATTATTTGTATACCGGTTGACTGCACGGATGCAGAGAATCCGGAGACTGCCCAAATGATTAGCCAGTTTAATGTGGTTTCTTACCCCACCGTGAAAATGGTGAAAGACGGCAACACCTACGAATTTGATGCCAAGATTACGGATACAAATTTGGAAGAATTTATCAAAAATTAATTGCAAATTATTTAGAGCATTTAACACCATAATATTATCATTATGTTGTTAAATATATTTTTAAAAAACGGGGTTTATATTCATTTTTTGCACGCGTTTCTCTACCATACAACTGGAGATAATAGCACATGTAAAAGTCGGCGTTTTAAATGTGCAAAGGTGTAAGATAAAAATTATTTTATTGAAGAGATGCAATTGCATCTTTGGCCCCTTTATTTATCAGCGCTTGTCTTTCCGCCGGATTTTGTGCAAGAGACCAAATAGATGAGTAGTCAATAAATCCAGTATTCAATAAAATTTCATATTTAGGTTTTACGTCAGCTTCACATTGGATTTTATCAATTACCATGTTTAAAATATATGAAATGTACTCAAATATACTTTTAATTTCATTAATATTTGTGGCGTTTTCTACATATACATTTCGAATACCCAGAATTGTTTCCGGGTCGGCGGGGCATTTTGCCAATGGATAATTGAGCAAAAATCCTCCATCTGTATAAAGCTCCCCGGCATATTCTGCAGGTTTAAATAAAATCGGCAATGCTGCACTAGCATGCAATGCGTTCAATAATTGCATATCCGGATGCGACTTGTGCGAAAACTCGACTGTTTCAAATGTGGATAATTTAACCGAATAGAAATAAATGTTTTTTCCAGTGGCTTCGTAAAACTCTTTCAAAGTAACGGTGAGTTCCAGGTCCTTTCCCATTAACAATGGGCCAAAAACATCCTGTAACAATTCAACACCATAAATGCCCTTGTTCTTGTAATAATCAAAAACATTCATTACGCTGAATTTCCACACATTTTTCCAGGGGCGTTTGATAATGAAATCGTCCAATTCCTCCCAGCTATATTGTAGAGCCATCATTATAGCCAACATTCCACCTGCGGATGTTACATAATAAGAATCGACAGAATCATGAGACCAAATACCGGACAAATTTGCTTGTTTTAGTGCACCATATGCATTGAAGAAAATGGTTCCGCCGCCATTAATCACGATATTAAGAAAGGGAACCAAGGTTCCCTTTAAATCCTTCCTTTCATTATTGGTTTCATTATTGGGTTCGTGATTGGTTTCATTATTGGTTTCGTGATTTGTATTCATATTTAAATAGTTATTCAATGAGTTAAATGTTTATATCATTGAATAATCAAAAAACAATACGTTCCGACAATGTTTTACAAACTACGTTCCCCTACATATAATATAATACTCTTTATTATATAATATGGCCTTTTTACTACCCACCGAAGAAGAAACTGATGGCAAAATTAATATCGATGATTTATACGAAAAACAGCAGAAGAAGGATATGAAACAGGTGTCAATCTTTAACAAGATTTTGAACCGCATCCACAACAAGATTAAGATAACTGCGCGCAGCCGCAATGGAGAGAAATATATCTGGTTTACTGTTCCCGAATACATTTTTGGTGAACCGGTTTACCAACAGTCTGATTGCATTGCTTATTTAGTAGATAAATTGGAGGACAACAAATTTTATATCCGGTATATGCACCCAAACTCTCTTTTTGTTTCGTGGGCGCATTTTGTGCCATCCTATGTGAGAAGTGAAATTAAGAAGAAGATGGGTTTAATTGTTGATGAGAATGGAAACGTTATTGAGAAGCTGGAAGAGGTGTCTGACGAGAAGCTGAATGACCGGCTTTTCCAGAAAGAGACAAAGAAAGAGACAAAGATTTTCACACCAATTTCAAACTACAAACCTACAGGGAAGTTTGTCTACGACGCCGAGTTTTTCGAGAAACTGGAGAAGAAAATTTCCGAGTAGGCCTTCCGCCTGCAAATGGATCCAGATTTTTATTACCATTAATTACTGCGTCATGTTCAGCTTTTTGTTTGGCTTTTATTCTTTTTTCATTTTCTTCTTTTTCTTCTTTTTCTTTTTCAATTAATTTCTTAATATTACTGTTGTTTGTTTCATTTATGGTATTTTGTAACTGCTCTTTTGCTTGTTTTGCTTGTTTTGCTTTTTCAGCAGCGTTTTTAATTTCGACTGCTTCATCTGCTTCAGCTTTTAATTTTGCATCAATTTCTTTTTTTAATTCATTTTCTGCGTCTTGTTGTTTTTTTTTTATTTCAGCATTCGCTTTTTCTTGTATATCTTTATCTAACCTTTTTCTAGTTTCGCTTGCATAAATAGCTTTTTGTTTATCTAATTTTTCTTTTTCTTTTTGTTTTGCTTCTGCTGCCGTTTTTTCGTATTTTTTTATATAACAATTATTACAATTAATTGATGGATTTCCGTTTAAATTAAGTTTTGCTATAAGTTTTTTATTAACACTTAGTATTTTTCCATTTTGTTGTTTATATATTCCATTTTCATCTTTAATATAATAGTTAATTCCATCATTATAATTTATTTTATTAGTTATTTTTTCATAGTTTACATCTTCTACATCTGCTTTAGCTTTTGCTTCAGCTTTTGCTTCAGCTTTTGCTTTTGCTTCAGCATCTGCTTTTGCTTCAGCATCTGCTTTTGCTTTTGCTTTTGCTTTTGCTTCAGCTTCTGCTTTTGCTTCAGCATCTGCTTTTGCTTTTGCATCTGCTTTTGCTTTTGCATCTTCAATTTCTTTTTGTTTCTCTTCTTTTGTTTTGATATATTCTTTTATTTCTTTTTGATTTTTTACGGCAATATTAATTTGAGTTTGTATTTTTTTCATATATTCTTTTGTTTCTAATACTTCTGTAAAAGACTCTTGTGTAACTAAATCTTTCTTTTCTTTTGAATCTTTATTCAAAACTTCATTCAGTTGAATTAACAAATCTCGTTTCTCATGAAAATCCTTTAACCAAATTTTTTCAAGGTTTCTAAATTGCATTTTTTTTTCAATAAAAGCAGGCTTCACAATGTTTTTGAATGGGTCCAAATCAATTTCAGTGTTTGTTTGAATTTTGCAAATCATTTTTTGAATTATTCCAATTAATATTTTTTGAAATTTAACAATTTCTAAATTTTCATTTTGTATTTCTGTTTGCGATTCAACCGTTGATAAACTATCAGACACGGCATTTGCTTCTTCTCTCAATGCTTCTGGTAAAAATAATTTTGCACCACCATTTTGTGTTACAGTATCGTCTTTTTTTGTTGCATCACTTGTTGCAGTATCGTCTTTTTTTGTTGCATCGCCAATTCTAAATATTTTTAAAGGTGATTTTACTTTTTCTTTTAAATTATCATAGTTTTCTTCTGCTTTTTTGTCAAAAGCCGATTGTTTTTCTGTAAGACTTTCTTGTTTTTTTTCAAGGTCTCCAATTCTTTCTGAAATTCTGTTTTCAAATTCATCAATGTTGAAATCACTGGTTTCAATTGTTTTTTTTAAAGATTTCATATCATAATCATCATCATGATAATCATTATCATCAATTACATGTTTACAATTTGCAATATCATACAGTTGTTTTATTATTTTGTTTAATATTCCATGAAGTTTTTCTTTTAAAAGTTTTGAAAAATTGTCTCTGTTTCCAATAGACATTTTTAACAAAGCATCATAAAAATCGTCTTCTATATTATCTATCTCTTCACCTCCACTCATTTTGCTTGTATCAAAGTCATTAAAAATAGCATTGATTTGTTTAATTGCTTCATCTGACAAAATTCGAAAATCATCAAAATGTTTTTCAACATTGTTTTCTTGTTCTGATTTTTCAAGTAATCCATTCATTTTGCCTTTTAATTTTTTGTAATCTTCAATTATGTTTTCTAGACTTTTAAAGTTTTGTTTAATAACTGGTATACAGAGAATCATTGTATCATTTAAGAAATTTTCAATGTTTTCGTCTGATAAAATTTTATCAGCATTTATATTTGCATCTTGAGCACAATCAGTTTCTTCAGATCTTTCAGAACTTTCAGATCTAGAGGATCCAGAGGATTCTTCATTCAATTCAGAATATAAATTATCATCTTCATCAAACATATTCTCTCCAGTAATTTCAAAAATTTCTTTTGAAATATCTGAATAATTTCTAGAGTATTTTCCCAATTCTATCAAAACATTGTAAAAATTTAAAACAATTACTTTGTTTACTGAGGTTGCAAAATAATTCTTAAAACCTGGATTTTTTCTTAATTTTAATAAAGCATGGCGATATTTATCTTCTGGAGTAAGTGAACCTTTTATAAATTGTAATCCTTTTTTTAAGTTATCTAAAGCACCTTTACCAAATTTTGAAAAAGAGTTGTTTGCGATAGCACCAAGACCAGTGGCACTATCAGCATTCAGAACACCAAGACCAGTGGCACCGACAGCACTATTAATAGCATTATCCCCAGCAGCATTCAGAGCACCAATAGCATTGTCACCAGCAGCATTCAGAGCACCAACAGCATTGTCACCAGCAGCATTCATAGCACCAATAGCATTGTCAACATCACCAACTTTATTACTAAGTTTTTTGGAAACATCACCAAGTTCATCTCCAAGTTTTTTTGTAGAATTAGCAGATGCAGCTGCTGCTGATGCAAGTTCACCAATACTATCAAAGCCACCCTTTATTTTTTTTTTAGTTTTAATATTTTTTTTATACAATCGTTTTTTACTCATCCTTACTATATGCTTACATAATATTCAATGGGAAGGGATTAAAAGGAGGGATTAAAAGGAGGGATTAAAAGGGAACCTTGGTTCCCTTTGGAGGGATTAAAAGGCGTAAGATAAGCTTCGCTTATCTCAATACCTTGGATTCAGCGCCGCTTTGCTTACCGCTTATGCCCTGTAAAATTGAAGTTTTACACCAGAACAAATGCAAAGAATATAAAAATATCTTACGTTCAATATCAGACTAAATACTATTAAACAATAATAATGGAAGAAGAATACCAACATGAAAAAAAAATAGCAATTGCATCAAAATCAAAAACTAAAAAAAGAAAAAGCCAGCTAACCAGTTTAGAAAAAAACAAAATATGGGAAATTCTGGACAATGAAAGCGAAATCACTCCATCCACGGTGGAATGCATATACGAATCAAATCCAGATATTTGCACCAGTTGCAATTCCGTTTTAATGATTGTCGACGAAGGATTTCCCACGTGTGTCAACTCCGAATGCGGCAAAATATTCAAGGACGTTGTCGATTTAAGTCCCGAATGGCGTTTCTACGGAGCGGATGACAAAAATGCAACGGACCCAACTCGTTGCGGTAATCCAATCAATCCATTGTTGCAGGAATCGTCGCTTGGGTGCAAAGTCTTGTATACCAACAAATCATCCTACCAAATGCGAAACATTGGCAAATGGACCGAGTGGCAATCCATCCCCCACCGCGAAAAATCGCTTTACAGTGAATTCATGTATATAAGCACCATGGCCCAAAATGCCGGTATTCCTAAAATATTTGTGGATGATGCACTGGCCATTCACAAAGACATATCCGAACAAAAAATGTTCCGTGGATGCAACCGTGACGGAATCAAAGCCGCATCCATCTACATTTCATGCAGATTGAACGGATGCACTCGAACACCTCATGAAATCGCCGAGATATTCAATCTGGATAATGCAAGTGCTACGCACGGGTGCAGTCTGGCGTTAGAGATACAGAATAATGTCCAGCGAAACAATGGATTGGAAGTAACCAATTTAGGCGTTACCTTACCCAGTGCTTTTATTGAGCGATATTGCAGTAAATTGAATATTAATAAAGACCAGACCATGCTTTGCAAATTTATTGCATCCAAGGTGGAAAAGGCGAATATCATCCAGGACAACACACCCCATTCTGTTGCCGCCGGAATTATTTATTTTGTGTGCCAGACATTTAATTTGACCCAGACCAAGGGCGATATTGCAACCGTTTGCAAAGTGAGCGAAGTAACAATTAGCAAATGTTATCGCAAATTGGAGACAATCAAGAATGATTTAGTTCCACCTTGTGTTATGAAGAAAATATAAGGTAAACCCTCGTATTCAGCGAAGATATAAACCGTCAGGTTTACGCCTTATAATCCATATGGCGTCCTCTATACCTTGCTTCGCTCGGAGGCTCACTTTAAGGGAAGGGGTGCTTCCGGAGCGTCGCTAGACGCGACGCACCTTAAAGGGTGCATTAACCGTAGGTTTCCCTTAAAAATAAATAGAAACATATAGTAAGTAGTAAGTAAAATGACGCCAAAAATTATTTTTATTGTCCCTTATCGCAACCGCGAAGCACATTTAGAAAATTTTAAAAACCATATGAAAACGGTTATGGAGGATTATCCAGAAGGTTCATATAAATATATGTTTGTCCACCAGCAAGACACACGCGAATTTAATCGCGGGGCAATGAAAAACATTGGCTTCATTGTTGCAACAAGGCTTTATCCAAATGATTATAAAAATATCACATTTGTGTTCAATGACGTGGATAATATGCCCGCGCACAAAAATATCTTGCCATACGAAACCACTGCAAATAAAATCAAGCATTTTTACGGATATCCATATACACTTGGCGGAATTGTATCCGTTTTGGGTCGCGATTTTGAACGCACTGGTGGATTCCCCAATTTTTGGGGCTGGGGATACGAGGATAATTTGCTGCAACAAAGAGCGCTCAACCTGGGAATCGAGATTAATCGCGACGTTTTTTTCAAAATTAACGACAACGCAAACATTATCCATTTTGAACACGGAACAGAACGTGTAATGAACAAATTTGATTTTGAAAAATATTCAACAAAAACAAATGAAGGACTTTATACTATTTTTAAATTGGATTACAACATTGATGATAAGACGGATTTTGTTAATGTCACCGATTTCAAAACGGGATATGAAGAAGTCAAACATGCTAAATTTGTGCATGATTTGAAAAATGGGAATCAACCGATGCAGTATAAAAAGCGCAAATCTACTATGGTGATGCAATTCCAATAGTTGTTTTCAGACGTTCCATATATATTTTATTGATTGTGTTTGCAAAATTGATTGACCCAAAAAATGCTTCGGGTCTTTTTGATTTTATATATTCAACTGCTTTGATTGGTGTCATTCCATGGTATCTGACTAAATAACATGCAACCACTGCGCATGATCTTTGGCGACCTGCATAACAATGGACTAAAACTGGACCCGGATTTGTATGAATTTTTTGCAAAATTTGGGTAGAACTTATTAGTTGAAAAAGGTATTCTGCTTCCTTGGAACTATCGTCAACCGGAATGCGTATACAATTGGTACAATTAGGTGGAAAAATAACATCAGATTTGGTGCAGTTGACAATTAGAGAAAATTTTTGATAAGAATCTAATGCCTTTTTGTTTCCTATATACACATTATCAATTATGTAATCATATGAATTCATTCTTTATGTATAAATATAAAAAAAAGTTTTTATATTTATATTTATTTTTTTATTTATTTATGCAAATACAGGCTTTCCATTCTTGTATACACCGGCTTCAATCGTAATCTCACCTTCTTCATCAGCTTCGTAAATAATACTGTCGGTCTCGTTTGAAACGTAGTAAGTTTTTCCGTTGATTTCGATTTCGTAGACGCCGTCACCTTCTTCCTCTTCCTCTTCCTCTTCCTCTTCCTCTTCCTCTTTCTCTTCCTCTTCCTCTTCCTCTTCCTCTTTCTCTTCCTCTTCCTCTTCCTCTTCCTCTTCCTCTTCATCTTCCTCTTCCTCTTCTTCTTCTTCTTCTTCTTCTTCTTCTTCCTCTTCTTCTTCCTCTTCTTCTTCCTCTTCTTCTTCCTCTTCTTCTTCCTCAACTACAACTACAACTTCTTTTTCTTCTTCCTCTTCTTCTTCTTCTTCTTCCTCTTCTTCTTCTTCTTCTTCTTCTTCTTCCTCAACTACAACTTCTTCTTTTTCTTCCTCAACTACATCTTCCTCAACTACCTCTTCCTCTTTTTCCTCTTCCTCTTCCTCTACAACTTTTTTTTCTTCCTCTACATCTTTCTTAATAACTACCGACTCTTGTTTGATAACAACTTTCTTGTAATCTGGATATTTTGCATCCAATGTATTTTTCTTTGTATTTTCTTCAATAACAATTGATATGTTTCCATTTTCTTCATCATCATCATCGTCATACGACAAATCAATGATTTTTTCAACTTTTTGTTTTTTACTAAGTTTCTTCTCAAGCTTTGCATTCTTGGATTCTAGGTATTGGACTGCATATTCTAAAGAACGAATTCTCTCTGTTAAAACTTTGTTCTCATTTATCAGCTCCTTGTACATGGGCATCTTCATGAGCAACTTGAGGGTCTTTTGCATTTCTTTGGACGACATTTCTTTGGATGACAATTCTTTGGTTATAATTATTTGATTGGATATCTTTAATATTTTTAATAAATTGTTTTATTAAAAGTTCAATTTTACATGGATTGCAACATTCGGTGCTGCACTTGTGCCAAAGAGTGTTTAGAAAGAATTGATTGTGACGAGACTCCATAAAGCTAACTTACGGTTTCTTTGTTTATCCTTCCTTTATATAGCTAACTGTAGGTTTCACTTAAGAGCAAAAAGCTAGGGAATAGGGGAAAGACGCTCCGGAAGCGTCCGACCGTCGGTGCCCAGAGGGCACCTTAACCGTCGGTTTCCCTACCTAGAAAGACTTGAAGCATGAATATGGCTCTATTCCATAAATTTTTCCTTTGAACATCTGTTGGACAAAGAAAAAACTAATCTGGCATTCAATCCCACACGCCAAAATATGCCGATACCACACTTCACCCAATGTCCGCATTTCCATGTTGTTTTTTCTTACAATGAACCCCGTTGCATAATGGATGTCATCCGTCTCCAAAAGTCCCGACTGAATCTGTTCCGCCATATATTTTTCATATTTGTCTCTTTCCGCTGCATACCTTGGTTGTAACATTGCATTTGCAAACTCACTTTTGGCAGACGGTGGCCATGTGGCACTAATGAATGGGTGTCGCGCAATCAACATATCATAGTTGCTATATGTAAAGGCTTTATTTGCTAGTTCAATCACTTCCTCCGTATTTACTTTGAGTGCGCTGTCAAAATAACAGGTCACGTCGTATCCATTTAGTTCCGGATACATATAGGGACACGCCTTCAAATGTTTTGCATCCATTGCATCCATTGTAAGATTGTTTTTTACAGGAATATTAACAAATACTGCGGTCCATCCCGTGTTCTCCAGGTTTGCATATGTGTTTGGATTATTGGTGAAGAAAAAACAATCCTTGGAAGGACATGGCGGAATTTTGTTTCGTTCATTGGAATCCGCGCCGAAAAAACAAGTGTAGAAAGCGATTTTCATTATAAAGGGAACTCGTCGTTCCCTTTTAAACCCATACTAAAAAAGTATATTAAGAAAGGGAACTTGTCGTTCCCTTTTAATCCCATACTAAAAAAGTATTAAGACCAAAGTCTTCAATAAATATAACTGCCGAAGAAAAATAATACACGAAAAATTAAGAAGAATTATTTATAGGCGATTTCATTTAAAATGGGCGTTTTAAATGAGAAAAGGTGTAATTCTTCAATTGTATAGATTTCCCTTAAAAGGAGGGTTCATAAGGCGTAAGCGAAGCTGAATAACCGTAGTTCCCTTAATATATACGTCGCCAACTCGGCGGGCACAAATCTTTGGTATCATGGTGTAACGCCGGTCCAAACCATCTTGCGGGATAGCACACAATTTTATCTGGATTCTGATTAAAATAGGCCCCCCACCAACTGAAGCTACTGTTTGCAATTACATTATGTGAACACACACTCATCAACAACATTTGTTCCCAATCCTCCTCCAAATCCGCATTTACAAATTCCAAGTGTGGAAACTTCTTTGTGAGTATTTGAATGCAAATTTTAATAGTTGATTCGTCGTCTTTTTCTCCAAAATAAATAACGCGGAATGTATCTGACCCCAGTTGGTCAATGATATGGGTCAATGCGCCCATATAATACTTAATTGACATAATTGGATGATGGCTCTGTTTTTCTAGGTAGTCTCCCAGACGAAAATGGAGAGAAATTGTTGTATTTCCAACACAACTTAATAATGTGGTTTTGCTACGAATATCTTCCTGTTTCGCCCTTAAACCAATTAGCTGAATAATGGTTTCATAATGTTTTTCAAAATATTTATAAGACTGAAAATATCCGTTAAGACAAGCCGGATTTTTTTCCAAATTCACGCGAATTGCAACCATTTCATCATATTCAAATCCCTTCTCTCCAATCTGCGGTAAAGAAAAAATGCGAGGATTATCAGTCTCACTGCGACTCCATGTGGTATTGGTGAATAATTTATCAAGTAAAGTGTACCAGTATGTGCGTCGCGTAATTCCAGTTGTTAGCACATCCGAATAGGGAAATAAAAATATTTTCTTGGTAGTTAACGCGAGAGAAATGGTTGCAAAGATTTGGAACAATTGGTTTCCTAATCCGCCCATCAATTTGCAAGAGAGAACCGTCATTATTATAGAATTATATAGACAATTCTATAATTTGTTTTTATAAAAACACAATCATAAGGTGTCCAACCGAAGAAATCAAATGCATTAATCCATGATACCAGTCTGATTCGCATTTATCTGGTGCAAAGCAATATTGGTCACATGTGTATCCATAATAATACAAATAAATGGTTGATAGGAAGGTTAGAATGATACCTGATGCTAAAAATATATTATCAGTCCAATTTTTTTGATAAAATAAATAGCCACCATACAGGACAACACAAATAATTGCTAACTTGTCAACCACATATGTATAAAATGTTTTGGTTGAATGATGAATTATGGAAGTTGTCAGTAAAAATGCAAATAATGCGGAATAGACAAAATAGCCATACCAATAATTAACTATGACATTGATTGCAAAAAACATGCTGGAATAACTGCATGGGTCTACATCCATATTATAAACATCATTCATTTTTTTCATATAAAAGTATTTTATAAAAGTATTATATAAAAGTATTTTATAAAATATTTTTATATATAAATGTTTTTGAAAATTCTATTTGTCATTTTTGGATATGATATCTGGTTTTACAAAAGGAGGGGTCATAGGGGAACGTAGTTCCCCTACTTACTGCATAAGTCCAAAAGTTGACAACATAATATTTGACTTGCTTGGCCCCAGTACTTTCTCACTTTGTCGCTTTACCTTGTATGAACCAATGCTGGCACCCACATTCAAAATCATCTCGTCAGTCTCTTCGTGCAATTCGGGTAAAGTTCGCGTGAGTGGTTTATCAATGGTTAAAAGCATATGTTCCGTCTTCAACAATTTGCGGTATTCCTGAATGGAAAGGTTTCCGTAAAATTTCTCCAGTGTGTAATAAGGATTGGGCGCAGGTTTAATATTCTTCTTGTAATCATAAATCTTTCCATAAATTTGGTTTAATAAATGATAACGCTCAAACTTGGTGGAATCGTCCAATCCCTCTTTCAATAAGAAGGCAACCGCACACTCGGGTCTACAAAATGACCCATATGCAAAAATGCCGGAATCAGATTCGTATTTGGGAATATAGCATGCGGGATTGTCAAATTCGTAGGTGCACCAAAAACAGGCCGATTTCTTCTCCGCCATATTATTCTTGTACAAGTTTATTTTCAACTTTTTCAACTTTGCATTAATGTCTTTGATATTAACTGCATCATCATCAGTTTCCTTTGTGTTGCATACTTTGCAAACATAAGTTTCCGAGTCGTATGCATTGTTATTTACCGACTTGGATTCTCCATAAGCGCAGAAATTATCGTTTTCAATTGCATTGTATGTCATAATATTTGGCACGTCGGGATTATAAGAAATAGATGCTAGTGAATTTTGTTTGGAATTATATTCAATCAAATCCTTGAATGAGCATTTTAAGTGCAATATAATATTTGCTAATGGAACTTCGGGGACTGCATTTTCAACGGGTTTTGCTATCAATTTTCCGCCTTTGGGTTTTCGGCCTTTCTTTTTTGGGTCGTCAACCATTTCAACTACTTCAATCTTGATATTTGGTTGGATTTTTGTCTGTCTTCCTTTCTTTTTCTTGTCCGCTTCCATTTTTATTGTGTATTTTGAGTTTTTTGTTTAAGTTTTTTATAATTATTATTTGCGTAAAAAAAGGTCAAATGACCTTATTTTTATTTTTTATTTTTTTATTATGTAATTATGATTTTTGTTTAATGCCACTTTCGCATGACAAATTCCATACACATGCTCTTGAGCGGGTCAGTCACAAGCGTAAATGTGTTTCTTTTTTTAATAAAATGTTGGGTGTATATGCTTTCAAACCCCACCGTGTTTAATTGGCACATTTTCTCCAATGCAATTTTGTTGTTAATAATACTGGTGAGGGGAGCCAATAAACACTGATACTGGAGACCCTGGCATTCCTCCGACTCAATAAGCTCGTGAAATAGGCTTATCAATCTTTTGCTTTCTTCTTCTAATGAACAATCCATTTTTATTATAATTTATGCTTTCTATAAAATATAAAAAAAAGATTTCAATTTTTAGAGAAAAAAAAGACATTTGTCTTTTTTTTAATTTAAATTAAATATACAAAATACAAAATACAAAATACAAAATACAAAATACAACATTTTTAATTCTCTTCTTTTTCTTCATAATACTTTTCATATTCTTCATAATCTTCTTTCTCTTCATCATTCTCCTCCTCTTGAAATTTAAGTTTTTCAATATTGTATCGTGCAATTCTTATCGCGACTATCTCAAGCTCAGTCGGCTCCCATAATCTAACAATCTCGCCCTCTTCTGGAACATACTTACCCAAATGCACATCAAGTAACCGCTTCACGCTTTGTTCAACTAGCTTTCTCTTAATCTCGTGAATGTCGACGAGGTCGTCAATCATGAAACTTGCGGCAGATGCAGTAGCGGAGTGCATTTTTTCTTTTACTTCGTTTTATCAATTTCTTTAAACAATTTCTTTTTTATACCTTTTGTAAAAATGCAAAAAAAGAGTTCAATTTTAAAGGAAACCAAGGTATTCAGAGAAGCTTTGCTTCTTTTATGCCTTTTGAACCTTCCTTTTTATTTACTTTTTTTTTAGTAATTTTATTTGGGTTTACTTTTGAACCTTCCTTTTTTTACCTTATTTTTTTAGTAACTTTGTTGATTTTGACTTTTTCTCTCCGTGTTGATTTATTTTTAGTTTTGGAAACCATATCAAAAAGTGTGTCAAACAAATCATCATCAATTACTTTGGACTTTACACTTTTGTAAAAATCTTTGACAATTACATCATCACAATATAATCCAAGAGGTATTTGCAAATCTTTAAAAATATCTGTTCCACCACCACCCATTTGTTTACCATCCACGTTCAATAGTTCATTAACGTTGTATCCACCACTTATGATTTGTTTCTCTGCATTTTCAACTTGCAGTGATTTTGCTATAATACTCATATTAACAGTATAGTATATAATATTATTATATATTGTACACAGTTTTATCCACTAATTGTCGCCATCAGTTTCATGTCCACTAGTGTCTTTAAATCGTCGTCGCAAATCGTTGGACTTTTTGATTTCTCTCTTGTCCTTCAAATGTTTGATGATTATTGCAATCTTGTCTTTGTCCGAAATAATTTCCCCTAAACATTTTTCAATGTATCCAAAGGTGAGTGCAGGATACTCATTCTTTTCGTAAAATGAAATAATGCTGTCGCCAGTATCTACTTTTTTGTTTTCTAACCCCTTGGTTTTCATGAATTCGCAAATAGAGGAACCGACTTCAGCTTTCTGGCTACGCAACTCTTTCAGTTCATTATTGGATGCACGAATCTTGTTGTCAAGAATCGCCCACTTGCGCATATCTTGTTCAAAGCTAGCCATTATATTATTTATTGGTCAAAAGATCCCATTCACTTTCCGCCTCTTTGACTTTGTCTGTTACCATTCTGGTTTCTGCGACTGTTGTTTCTTTGTCTGCGACTCTGTTTTTTGTTTCTTTGACTACGTCTTCCACCATTCTGGTTTCTGTTTCTACGACTGCGTCCCCCCTGCATTGCTAAAGGTTTTGATTGTGCAATTGCACCGGTTGTTGAATTAACATGCTGCGAACTTGTATTTCCATAAACTGCCTGGCCATACTCTCCTGCACTATTAAAATTTAATACCATTTGTTATATAGTATTACCCAGTATATTTATCTCTATTTTTGATAACTTTTTATGGATGTTTATCAGATAAAATAAAGTTCCTAAAATTGCCAGAAATAAAAGACCGCAATAAACTAATATTAGCAAAATGTAAAAATAAATTTCATTGTAAATAATTATACCAAAAGGTTTGAATATTTGTTTAATTTCGTTTTGAATGTTCTCATTCTGCACTAGGTCTTTTATTGAATTCATTTGTTTATTTTAGTATTTTTTTTGGTGTATTTGACCGTAAGTAGGGGAACCGTAGGTTTCAGAGAAGCTCCGCTTCTCTTACGCCCCCTACGACCCATCCTCTATTACGTAGTATTCTGCAATCCTACGGATTGCAGAGAAGTTGAGCTCAAATGACATGCCTGAGCCGTTGTGTCTCTTATGCCTTATAATCCCTCCCTTTATACTGGCAAAAAATAATCAAACAAATGGTGTAAAATCACTACCAATATAAAGGGAGGGATTATAAGGGAACCGTAGGTTCCCTTACCTGCGTATAAACCATTTTCCTAGTTTATCATTGCTAAAGTATACGATGAGTGATATATTCGAGACGAATGCGGATTTTCCATTTGATAAAATAACCCTGATTACTCCCACAAGTGTTTCTGGTGGGGTCCATTTTAGCAAAATACTAATTAATAAAAAACAACTTTATATCCAAAGTCCTAAATGCAAAACCAAACAAGGCGTTGTTAAATCCGGCAAAAAAATTCACGCGGACCTGGTTTTCTCCAATGATGACGAGGAATTCATCCAGTGGATTGAAATGCTGGAGCTCACAATTCGCAAACATATTTTCACAAATCGAGAGAAATGGTTTGACATGGATTTGGATGAGGATGACATCGAAAGTTATTTTAGTCCAACTGTCAAAATATTCAAGTCTGGAAAACAATACATTATGCGCGTAAATGTGAGTCAACGCATCGGGAGTACTCCTTTGAAAATTTACGATGAAAATGAGGTTGATGTAGAAATGGAATCTATTAATGAAAACACACCAATGATAACTATTTTAGAGATACAGGGAGTTCGATGTTCTGCAAAAAGTTTTCAAATTGATATTGAACTTAAACAAATCATGGTTTTAAAACCAGTCAATATTTTTGAAAAATGCATCATAAAATCTAAAGAAAAAGATTTAGTAAAAGTTGAACCTGAAATCAAAATCAAAGAAGAAGGAGAAAAGGAAGAAGAAGAAAAGGAAGAAGAAAAGGAAGAAGAAGAAAAAGAACCTGAATCAAATTTTGAAAAAAAGCCTGAAGAAGAAGAAGAAGAGCCAGAAGAAATCAAAGAGCTTAACTTTGACAATGATAGTGATATTTTAGAAATAAATTTGGATATTGATGAAATTGAAAAATCAGAAACTATCCATTTGAAAGAAAAAACGGAGGTCTATTATCAAATGTATAGAGAAGCCAGACAAAAAGCCAAGCTTGCAAAATCTTTAGCACTTTCTTCTTATTTGGAAGCCCGCCGAATCAAAAATTTGTATATGCTGGAAGATATCGACGATAGTGACGAAAGTGATTTAGACGATTTAGAAAATGAATAGTAAATAATTTTATCAATCCGTAATATATAACTAAGAATGTTTTCTGAAACTCTAAATAGTATCCAAAGTGGTTTTTCCAAGTTTGTCACACCTCAACGATTGTTTGTTTTAGTTGTTTTCTCAGTTCTTGCTTGGTTTTTACTTTCTTATTCTGACACTAAATCATTTAATCTAGCTGGTATGGAGACCGGAACTGATAGTTCGGCTCAGACTCAGGGTCAGGCTGCCCCTGCTTCTACCGCTTCTAATGCGAGTCCCAACGAGCTTTTACCCATTGATGCCAACAGCCAGTGGGCTGCTTTGAACCCTGTTAACATGAACCAAGGCTCAATCCTCAATGGTGATATGTTGCAGGCTGGCTACCATATTGGCCTTGATACCATTGGACAGACATTGAAGAATGCCAATCTTCAACTAAGAAGCGACCCCATCATCCCTAAGCAAGATGTTGGCCCGTGGAACCAGAGCACATATGAACCCGATTACGGACGAGTTCCTTTGGAGATTGGCTGCACTTCTGCCCAATAAGTAGGGAAACCTACGGTTAAGGCACCCTTCGGGTGCCGACCGTCGGACGCAAAGCGTCCTTTCCCCTACGACCCCTTCCCTTACCCTTATGAACCATCCTTTACCTTTATGAACTCTCCTTTACCTTTATGAACCCTCATTTACCCTTATGAACCCTCCTTTACCCTTATGAACCCTCATTTATCCTTATGAACCCTCCTTTACCCTTTGGCCTCTCATTAAAATACATTTTGTAAGGAGGGGTCAAAGGGGAACGTAGTTCCCCTTAGTTCACCTTCATAAATAAAATTCTTAATGTTTTTTATGAATGTTGTATCAAGTCATTGTTTTTTTATTAATATTAATCGTTTATAGTCAGATTATGTTCCAATTAAAAAAAGGCGACGACCTAGAAATATACGAAACCGATTTCACAAACAATAAAGAATTGAATGATAGTGCCAATTTAAAACAGCCGTTCATATTTTCATTTAGCAATTTTGACAATATGCTGAAAGACATTAGTTTGATTCCTGATTACGGCAGTTTTGACGTTTTTGTCAAGGACAATCGCGACTACTATGCAGATAAGCCATCCAATAGTATTGTTCTCACCCTGAATGCGGCAGATTCGCTGATGAAAACAGACCCCGATGAAAAATATTACAGCGATGGTAACCAGCATTTTATTGAGGAAACCGGTATCCAAAAATATTATAACCAGTTTGACAAATATCTGAAACCGATGTTCAATGTTTTTAGTAAATATGATGTAATCTTTGGCTCAGCCGGTGTAACGACGCCGCTCATTTACCACACATATGAACGCAGGTACCTCTATTTAACCAGTGGTAAAATGCAGGTGAAAATGACCCCGTGGCGAAGCACCAAATATATGATTGTCAATAAAGATTACCGGGAATATGAATTCAGTTCGCCGCAAAATGTGTGGAAACCGCAACCCCCATATACTGGGTTTCAGAAAATGAAATTTTTGGATTTTACAGTGCATCCGGGGCACATATTGTATGTGCCGCCGTTTTGGCATTACAGTATCCAGTTTATGAAAGATGAAAATAATTTGGTTCATGTCTTTAATTACGGGTCCGTGATGAATGTTTTGTCCAATGTATTCAATTTGGGGCACCATTACTACGAAAAAAATGTTTTGAAGAATAAGAAGAAGGAAACCGAAGCGAAAATTTAATTTTTGCTAAATGATTTCAATATAGTGTTAACATTTTCCGAACTGAAAGGAGTTTCATCTGTTATACAAAAGTTGTTGATGTCATTGTCATCGTCGTAATTTGACGGAGCACATGCTCTTTGAATAGGAGCACATGCTTTTTGAATAACATCGTCATCGTCGTCGTCATCGTCGTAATTTGACGGAGCACATGCTCTTTGAATAGGAGCACATGCTTTTTGAATAACATCGTCATCGTCGTCGTCATCGTCGTAATTTGACGGAGCACATGCTCTTGTAACATTGTCATCATCCGAATCCGAATCCGAATCCGAATCATAAGTAAATCGAGAATTATTTTCAACTACTACATTATGCATTCGTTGATCTCCATTGGAAGCTTGTCTTGAACAAGAATACATAAATGCATTACGCGTTCCCAGTGTTTGATATACAATTGCAATATCATTGCACAGATATTTCAATTGAACATTCTCTGTCATACCATTGTTTTTCATATAAGTGTTGATTTCATTCATAACTGATTTCATTTCCGCTTTCAACAAATAGTGATTTTGTTTTTCACCATTTGTCGCTTTGTATAATAATTCCAGCGTTCTTTGCCTGTAAAATGCAATTTGTAAGTCTTCATATTTGCCTTCAAAATTGACAACATGTTGAACTGCACCATTTGATTTTACAACAATTACAAGGTCTTCCGGAGTTTCCGAATATAAATTGAATGTCTTTTTCATTGACCCAGACATATTTCCAACATACAGTTCGGATTCCAGCGTGTTTGTCTTGTAATTGTATATTTTTCCACCCGCAACTTCAATGGTTACTGCGTCCATGCATTTATATAAAATACGTTCCAATATCTCTGCATATGCGTTTCTGGATTTTTCAATGGTTGCGATGAAATAATAAGTGCTGTCTTTTGTATTACTCAATGCTGCAAATATTCGAGGGTTATGTCCAACACCAAATCCAATAAATGTATTGATTGCATTTTTGTCTACGCATTCCGCCAGTGCTATCGGATGTTTAATTCCTTGATTTGCATCGCCGTCGCTCAATAATACGTTGTATTGTTCGGGGCCAGTAGTGTGCATTTTTTTTAGGGCTAGGCCAATGTCGGTTTCGTCTTCACTGTATATCTTTTTCAACTTTCCGATTAACTCGTCTAAGTTGGAACTTAGAACGGGTGTTGCCTCAAATATGGTTTTAACACGGGTGCTGAATGTTTTTACGCTGACCGATATGTTTCCTTCTGGGCAGTTTTCCTCGATAAACCGTAGAACTCGTTCAGTTACAAAAAGCACTTGTTCCAGTTGGGTATTTCCGTCACTGCATTTTCCGTTCATTGAACCTGAATTATCAATCATTAAGTTGATTGTTTTTTTTTCACCGGAGATTTGGACTTTTTTCAATTCCAATTCGAATGTACCAAAATGTTCTAGTGGAACAAGTTTATTTTCTTCTTTTTCATCTTCATCTTCTTCATCTGATTCAGAATGAGGCTCAATGAAAGATGATTTTTGAAAATTTGTTTGAATTGTAAGATTTGTATCTACCGTAGTTTCAACAACAGGGTCTTCAACAATGGTTTCCACTACAGGGTCTTCAACAATGGTTTCCACTACAGGGTCTTTATCAGCTACTTGGCTGATATGCATTTTGATTTCGCTTTTCTCAATATTTGGTGATTGCATTTTGTTCTGGTTTTATGAATTTAATTTTTTACTAAAAATTAATTTCAATTTTACACCAAAAAATGATTTGATTATTTTTTTCGTTTGGAATTCTTTTTTCTTTTATTAGTTTTTCTTAATTTTTTTATTAATCCTAACCCACTTGAGCTTCTCAACAGTTCTCTCATTTTATCGGTTTTTGCTACATCTAAGGGTGTTACGCCGTACCCATCTGAATATTTCTTTGGTGGCAATTTTGGGTCTGCTCCATATTCAAGAAGTATTTTTGCTATTTCATAATATCCATTTGCTGATGCAACAAAAAGAGGACTTCTCCCAAATCCATCCGCTTGATTGATATTTTTAACTCGTCCGGTTTCAAGGAGTAATCTTACTTTGTTATAATTCCTTGTATTTGTTGCCATAATAATTGCAGTTGTCAGCATAGTATTCCAATTATTTGCCCCTAATGCATTGAGGTCTACACCACTCGCTAACACTTCTTTCAAATATTCATCATCCTTGTCATCATCATCTTCAATTGCATTTATTAGGTTTTTATCTAATGTATAGGGTCTTAATATAAATGCGGACATTATATAATATATAATGAATATAAATTATTCTTTCCCTAACAAATCTTGTAGGTCTTCTTCGTCGCGTATTTGTATCCAATCTCTATGAGTTCGGTTCCATAATCGAAGTTCATGGAACTATAATCAGAGAGATATTTGGCATCCACAAAATACTTGTTTATCTCTCCAATTGGTTTTGCACAATTCTGGTTCATTGTTGCCAACGGGTTATTGAAATTGCCGGTTGCAACTTCGAATGTTCTTATCAACATTTCTTTGAGCGAAGTGATTGGCGTACTATCATATTTAATTCCTTCATACGGTGTAATATACGTAATATTCAAGTAGTCTCCGTGTTCCACCTGCAATAATTCGTTGGACAAAGTGCCTCCGTCTGCATACAGGTTGCCATTGTATTCAATCGGTGGGAAAACCCCTGGAATTGCCGAGGAGGAAAGAAGAAGGAGCACTTTGTTAGCATTATCATTTTGGTTAAATTCGTAAACATCCAGGTTTCCGCTGTATAAATTGGTTGCACCAATTAGCGTTTTTATAACGGGTTCATTTGGCATTTTATCAATAATTGTTCTTAAAGTCTTTTTTAAAGGCTCGGTATTAAGGACAGATACTCCAGTAGTTGGCAATAATTCAAAGACCATTCGGTTATGCATCTCTCCATAAAGTTTCTCTGCGAATCGGATTCCAGTGTTTAAATCTTTGTAGTAAGAGAGAAACCCGGAATTTAATGCACCTGCAGAAATTCCAGTATACAAGTCGTATGTTTTGGTTGGTCTTTGTTCTTTCTCTGCAATATACTTTGCGATTCCGATTTCAACCGCACCGAATGAACCGCCGCCGCTAAATGAAAGCTGATTTAGCGAAGCAACTTTTGTCAATAAACAAGCAATTATGATTATGCAGAACATTATAATAAAATAAAATATATTTTTATTATAATTTGTGAAGTCTTTTATTTCTTTTGGTTCTTCTTCTTTTTGGTCTCTACAGGTTGTTCAGCTACAGGTTGTTCAGCAACAGGTTGTTCTTATGTTGCAGGCTCTTCTGTTGCAGCCTCTTCGGCAACTCTGGTTTCCTCAGCTAATCTGGTTTCCTCAGCTAATCTGGCTTCCTCAGCTAATCTGGCTTCCTCAGCTAATCTAGCTTCCTCCACCAATCTAGCTTCTTCTGCCAATCTAGCTTCTTCTGCTAATCTGGCTTCTTCTGCTAATCTGGCTTCCTCTGCTAATCTGGCTTCCTCAGCCAATCTGGCTTCTTCTGCTAATCTAGCCTCTTCTGCTAATCTAGCTTCCTCAGCCAATCTGGCTTCTTCTGCTAATCTAGCTTCATCAGCCAATCTAGCTTCCTCGGCCAATCTAGCTTCATCGGCCAATCTGGCTTCCTCAGCCAATCTAGCTTCCTCGGCCAATCTAGCTTCCTCAGCCAATCTAGCTTCCTCAGCCAATCTAGCTTCCTCGGCCAATCTAGCTTCCTCCGCCAATCTAGCTTCCTCCGCCAATCTGGCTTCCTCCGCCAATCTGGCTTCTTCCTGTTTTTTTACTTCTTCTTCAGCAACAATAGGGTTCTGCATTGCAACAACTGGCTTGGGTCTTCTAAAAAAATTAAATCCAAACATTTTATATATTTGTTTATTATTTTTTTACCAAAATAATAAACTAACAATCAAATTGATTGGTCTGCTAAAGATTTACCAAAACGAGCCACCTGCAAGCCCAGAATTTGCAGGCAATGGAGAAAAATCACTGAAATCCCCTTGCGGCGCACCACCGGTTCCCTGCACTTTGAGAGCATAGTCAAACCCTTGGCCTGAACTTCTGTTACTAGTGGTAACGGCTGGCGGCGGAGGATACATCCCCGTCTGGGTGCGCGAATCATCAAGAGAATCCGCTTGGCTGGGTTGGTGGTTCTGGGATCCACTTAGTCCTTCTTTCCTCCCCTTCTTATTCTCTGCACCCGGTCCATTCCACAACTCGTAAGCTCGGTCAACCAAGATATTCACCTTGATTCCCAACTTGGTCTGCAGACTGAGAACAATCACCAAGAACGCCAAAATGACAGTGGTCAAATTGAACGCCTCATATTTGTATCCACTGTATGTAGGAAAATACGTGATGACCCGGTGAATCAAAACCACCCCAATAAACATAACAACAATTTGGATGAAGATTTCTGCTAAAAGTTCGAGAGACGACTTCTCAACATCCGCTTCAGGTACAAATTTCTGGATGGTTTTGTTGAGCATGACAACGGGTAAAATGGCGGTCAACGAATATTGGATGACATTCAGAATTTCGGCTTTTCCTTCGTCGGACGAATCAAATACGTGGTTTATAAAAGTATTTTGGTTAATTGATTTGGCTTCATGAATGATATTTTCCATTGATTATATAGTATATAAAAACAAAATTAAAGATTTCTTGATTAATTATTTCATCCAATGCACCAAGAACAACAATATTTGGACCTGATTAAAAACATTCTCGATAATGGAACTTGGGAAGAGGGGCGAAACGGCCGAACAAAAAGCGTCTTTGGTAACATGATGCGTTTCGATTTAACAAACGGGAAAATCCCAATTCTGACCACCAAGAAAACGGCGTGGAAAACTTGTCTAAAGGAGCTTTTGTGGTTTATTCGCGGAGAGACCGACAACAAATTGTTGCAGGACCAGGGCGTCCATATTTGGGATGGCAATACCACGCGTGAATTCTTGGACTCCAGAGGATTAAATTACAGAGAAGGCTTGATTGGCCCTGGCTATGGGTTTCAGTGGCGCAATTTCAATGCGCCGTATGACCAGGAGAGTGGCGGTCCTTCTGGAAAAGGTATTGACCAATTGCAACAAATCATTGATGCACTTAAAGACCCAGCGCAGAGAACCAGTCGCCGTATGGTTATGACTGCGTGGAACCCGCTTCAAATAGACAAAATGGCGCTTCCGCCTTGCCACATTTTGTGCCAGTTCAATGTGCATGACGGGAACAAGCTGTCGTGCTCTCTTTATCAGAGGTCATGTGACGTCGCACTTGGCGCAAGCTTCAATATAGCTTCGTATAGCTTCCTTACGCATTTGTTAGCAAAACATTGTGGATTAGTTGCATATGAATTTGTGTATTTTATTGGAAATTGCCATTTATACGAGGACCACGTAGAACCAATGCGTGCAGTTTTGGACAAAGTTCCATTCAAATTTCCTACAGTTTTGATAAAAGAAGTGAAAGAGAATATTGGGGACTATATAGTTGATGATTTTATTATTGATGGATACCAAAGTCATGAACTAGTAAAGATGAAGATGGTTGCGTAGATAATTCTGAATATTTATAATTATTGAATTTTGGATTTTTTGAATTTAAACGCCATTTTTATTTGCAGGTTATTTAGCAAATAAAAACAATTATATGACTTATTTGTCTGTTTAGGAATATTATAAGTCGGCACATAATGCGCAAAGCTCTAAACGCCATAGTATAGTTGGGCTACATATAAAATTTAATATGTTTGCATAAAAAATACTTATATATATTATAAAATGAGTCTTGCAGATTTGCACAAAGCGGAAAAACTAAAAAATGGAGACAGTGTAATAGATACACAAACCAAAACATTGGTAAATATATCTAATATAGAAACAATACCAGATTATGGTATTTTTTACTATATTGGAAATACGAAGTACGGAAGCGAATATAAAAATAATTATTCTATGCCTGAACGATTTATAGGAGTTGATAAAATGGGTAATGGGAGAGGAGGCAAAAAATCTAAAAAACAACGTAATAGTAAACGCCGTCGTACTCATCATCGTAATCGTCTTAGTCGTCGCAAATAATCTACCAAATAAATAACATTTTGGAAAATGTTATTTACACAATTTATTTTGGGGGGTCTTCAATCTCTTCTTCCGAAATGTAAAAGTCAATTTTGTCGTCTTTCAATTGACCCATATCCGAGAGAACCTGGATTCTCTCTTCATATAGAGTCTTATTGACCTCCATGGTATAGGCCTGCAGTTTCAAAACAATATCTTTCAAATCGGCAACCTCCTGCGCCAACACCGCAAACTTGGTGTCAAACTCGTCAGCCATTGCATTGACTGCATCTTCTGATGCCGATTGACTTTGTATAGGTAAAGAAGAACTGCTTTGTATAGGTAAAGGCAAAGAATTCTGCGATTCCTTCATAAATGTTTCTAAAGTAATTAATCGCTTGTCCACGAGAGAAATGACCTGGGGCAATGTGAGTCCACCTTTAGGGGTTTGTGGTTGCAAATTATTATTATTTGTTTGCGCGGGAACTCCATTGTCTTGTAAAGTTGCACCCCCGGCACGTCTTTTTCTTGCGGCGGCATTTGCTTGGCTCATTTTATATTTTGATAAATGAAATATAAAATATGATTTTAACGCGATTAAATAATCATAAATATATTAAATATATTTAGTATATTAATAAAATGGCATCCAGCAACGACATACTAGAGAAAATTAATTCTTTAAAAAGTGATTATTATACCGAAAATAAAAAAAACACATTTTTCAAAAATAATCAGAAATTTGATTGTGCAAATACCATTGTCCAACAAATGAACAAAACCGATTTGTTCAATGGTATTATCAGAATTGACGAAAACCGATTGCTGTTCAATTATACCATGTTTAAAACCATCGTTCACCCGGATATTTATCTAGACTTGATATACTTCATTTTTCAACAAAATGACACCATTTTGCAAACGCACACTGTATATGATGTGATTGTTGATTTCAAAGGGCTGACAATGACTGGCGTGGAGAGATACAAGGGTTTTGTTACATTGTTGTCAAACGAAGGACAGAGAAACGGAAAGAATTTTTTGCAGAAGATGCAAAAAATCACTATTATAAATCCGCCATTCATGGTTGCCAATGTTGGTAAAATTTTGTTGCCACTGATGGATAAATGCGTGAAGGAAAAGATTATCTTGGGATAAACATTGATTCTAGATAAAAAAACATAAAAAAATGTAAATAATTAGCTCATATGCATTTAGTAACCGGTGCAAGTGACAATCATTATAAATCTTTGATAAATATGATATTATCATTTATGAAATATCATAAAAATGACCCAAATTACGTAATAGTTGTTTATAACTTAGGAATTAAAGAATCATTATGGGAAAGGCTGATAAATTTATTTGGTAGATATAGCAATTTTGTGGTTGAAGTATTTGATTATGGTTTATATCCAGATTATGTAAACATAAATATAAATGCTGGAGAATATGCATGGAAACCCATTGTAATTTATGACGTTTTTAATAAATACAAAGATGTTACGCTTTGGATGGACGCAGGAAATATAATAATAAACAAACTGGATAAAATAAATGAACTAATAAAAAAAAACAATATTTATTCAGGATATTCCAAAGGTAATATAAAACAATGGACACATGAAAAAACGATTGAATATATGGGTTGTTTTTATAACGGATATGACCTAACAATATCTAGTTGTAGAAATGGAGCATGTATTGGATTTAATTATAATACAGATTACGTCAAGACATTTGTAGAAGAATATAGGAATTATGCTTTAATAAAAGAATGCATAGCACCCGAAGGGTCAAGTCGGGTAAATCATCGACAAGACCAATCTGTGTTTTCTATTATGTTTTATAAATATTATATTAAATATCAATTTGATTTTTCAACGTTGGTTGATGAATATTATACAGATTATAAAATACATAATGATGTAGATTAAATTTATTCAACCGTAACCACCTTTGCCAAGTTCTTTGGCTTGTCTGGATTAATTCCCTTTTGCACCGACAAATAATATGCAAGCAACTGGATTGGTACAAGTCCTAGCAATGAGGAATACGACGAATTTGTAGAGACTCGAATTTCTCCCTGGTTTGAAATAAGGATAACTGGCGAACCTCGTGACTTCACCTCTTCCACACAATTTTTAATCTTAGCTTCATATCTGCTGTCCAAATCCAAAATAATAACTGGAAATGTTTCATCCAGTAAAGCAAAGGGCCCATGTTTCAACGAACTTGCCGAGTATCCTTCTGCATGCACATAAGAAATCTCCTTAATCTTGAGAGAACCTTCTCTCGCGATACATTCGTCACTTCCCTTGCCCAAAATAAATATGTTTTTTGTATCTATTAATTTTGCAGAAAAGGTCTTGATAACTGGTTCAACATTTTCAATTGTATTTTTGAAATCGTTGGATAAATTCTGCAAATCACTAATTGTTCTGGTTCTCAAATGTTCATTGACCCCGTGCAATTGAGAGAACCAAATGGCCATAAGCGATAAACAGACAACTTGGCTGGTAAATGCTTTTGTAGACGCCACACCCACTTCTTTTCCAGCATTGCAGTAAACCCCGCAATCCACTTCTCTTGCAATGAGAGAATCAACGACATTGATGGCCCCAATTGTTACGGCATTTCCTTGGTGTTCAATGCATCTGTGCAAATCTTTGGTCTCTCCAGATTGGGAAACCAGAATTATCGCTGTTTTGCCGACCCTGGGAATGTCGTAGTAAGAAAACTCGGCGCCGTCAAATACTTGGACTGTATTCAAATTGCATAATCGTTTGAAAAAATGCATCCCGTAGAGACCGGCAAAATACGAGGTCCCGCATCCCAAAATGATGATATTGCAAACGTCTTTAAGAATATTAATATGTTGGTCAAGTCCGCCCAATTTGACCCGGCAGGGTCCGTCAATTCGCCCCCCATTGTTAATGGCGTTTAAAACCACAGTGGGTTGGTACCAGATTTCTTTCAAAGTCCAATGAGCAAATGGATGCGGCGACAAATCATCCACGGTGGTTAACACTTTTTTACCAGTATATGTTCCAGAGGTTTTGACAAGAAGTCCATCCGTTCTCTCAATGACACAAATATCATCATTATGTAAAGTGATGTAATTGGAAACCAAATTGCAAAAACCACTTTGTTCGGATGTGATAATGATGCAATCGTCGCTTTTGCCGACCAAAAGAGGCGACCCATTACGAACACAAAACAACTTGTTGGGGCTTTTTGCATCAACCACAATAATACCATATGTCCCCTGAAGTTTGGCAACAGTTGCCTCAATGGATTTCTGCGTATTGCCGCCAAGTTTATCGTAAAAAAAAGAAATCAAATTCACAATAATTTCGGTGTCGGTCTGAGAGAAAAAAACAAATCCATTATTCATCAAATCCTGTTTAAGTTCCATGTAATTCTCTATGATTCCATTGTGAACAACGGCAAACTGTTTGTTGTTGGAGAGATGCGGATGTGCATTGGTGTCATTTTTAACACCGTGGGTGGCCCAGCGATTATGACCAATACCCAAAGTATTTAATCCCATATTTACACACACTTGTTGCAACTTTTGCAGAGAACTTTCACTAATTGTGGAAGCGTATTTATGAACCTCTAAATGATTGTTGTTTAACACGCATAACCCAGATGAATCATATCCGCGATTTTGCAATTGGATAAGCCCGTTGATGATTTTCTCATGAATATTTTCCGGAGTTGCAGAGACAATTCCAAAAATTCCACACATTTTTATATTAGTGAATTCTAAAATAAAAATCAAATTTGAACTGATTCAACAACATATTATTTACAATAAATATAAAAAACTTACTCCAATCATATTAATCAAATGCGTGTTGTCATTACCAATAAAGAGAAGGCCAAGGCTTTTACCAGTATGTTCCAGAATATGAAGCTTTTTTGCGAGCACATCAACTTAATGTTTGAGCCTGGTCGGCTTTACGCCCAGGGAATGGATTCGTCCCACATTTCCGTGTTTGAAATCTTCATTCCTTCTGGCTGGTTTGACGAATATGTGCAAGAAGGGACTTCCGTCATTGGTTTAAGCACCCAGCATCTTTTCCGCATCTTGAATACGCGCGAAGAAAGTCAGCAAATTAATATTGAGTATACGGACGCAAACACTGACAAATTGTTTTTGCATTTCATCAGTTCAAAAACATCGTTTGACAAACATTTTGAGCTTCCGCTCATTGAATTAGAATCGGAGATGATGGAAATCCCTAGTGTAGATTACCAAGCGGAATTTTCTTTAGCGTCTTCCAATTTTGCCGGAATTGTGGGTCAACTCAAACAGTTTGGTGCGGACCTCCATATTCGGTGCAATGAGGAGGAGTTATGTCTGACCGCCAAAAGCAATGAGAGTGGTAATATGAGTGTCATTGTTCCAATTGATGATTTAACTTTGTTTGCAATTAATGAGGGCGAGACATTGGATATATCGTTTTCGCTTTCCCATTTGCACAATATTTGTGCGTTTCACAAGGTAAGCGATAGTATCAATATTAAAGTGAGCGAGAATTATCCTTTGAAAACCACTTATTTACTGGAATCACTGGGTGAGGATGAAGAAGATGAATCAAAGGCAAGAATTGTGGTTTTCCTGGCGCCCAGAATGTCGGAGGATGCATAATGTTATTATTATGTAAAATAAATATATAGATTAAACATTCATTTTACAATAAATGTTTTATTCCCAAGACAACCAAGACGAATATTTGGAAAAAATTGTTTTCAAGGGTTACAAGAATGGTGTTTTTATGGACATTGGTGCACATGATGGAATCAGCATAAACAATACATTGTTTTTTGAAAGAGAACATCAATGGACTGGAGTAAACGTAGAAGCCATCAAAGATGTTTATGACAAATTGTGCAAAAATCGACCAAACTGCATAAATTTGAACTATGCAGCTTGCAACAATGATGGTGTTGCCGATTTTGTATACAACACTGGATACACCGAAATGATTTCAGGGTTATATAAAGATTATGATAATAGACATAATAAACGATTACAAGATGAAATTTCTCAATATGGAGGAAATACCCAATTGATAAAAGTTAATACAAAAAAAATAGAAACCATATGCAATGAACATAATATAAAAAATATTAATTATTTATCAATTGATGTAGAAGGCGCCGAATTTGACGTTATTAAATCAATCAATTTTGAAAAAGTATTTATTGATGTGATTGGGTTTGAAAACAATTACAATGATAATTCAGTACCAATTGTTGAGTATTTAATAAACAAGGGGTATATTGTTATTCACAGTTCATTGGATATATTCATGATAAATGTAAAATCACAATTTTATACCAAATTGTATAAAAAAAAATATTTTTTTTTTAATTGAAATATTTTATTTGTAAAATTGAAATCTTTTTTTGTAAAAAATATATAAGTATAAAAAAATAAATTGTCGTAAAAAACTTTTGTAAAAATAAAATGCAACTTAGACCCAGATGTGAAGAATGCCGTTCAACCAGTCATATGGTTTGTCCGCCTGTGCATACGCCTGTGCAACAGCAAGTGCATGTCCGTATCCGTAGTGCGTCAGCAAAATGTTGTTCATTTTGCAGCAGACCTGGCCACTACAAACCAAGATGCGAAAAATACAAGTCATTCATTGAACTAATTTGCCCCGATGATTTGAATGAACATATAGAGGTGGTTATTCAAGCCTTCTATACGGATATGCAAAACATATTCATTCGGTTTTTAAGAACACATTATACAAATGCTCAAAATGCTGGGTTGTTTAATGCACCGATTGACCAATTCAGAGCCCTTGTAAAAATGTTTGTTGAATTGTATCAAATTGGTTACTTTATGTTAAAATCAAAACCAAAACCTAAGCCCAAAAAAATAGTTGTTGAGTTGTTCAAGACTTCTGTAAATGTATCGCAAGAATGTGGTATATGTTTGTCAGAAGATGTTCCTTGTTCCAATATGGTTAAGCTTGGATGTGGCCACGAACTGTGCGGAGACTGTGTTAAGCGAATCATTCATACAAAACCATGCTGTGCTTTCTGCAGAGCCGATATTACAAAGGTAAGTGTAAACTCACGAGAAGTTTTCAATATTCTGAAGGCCAAATAAAAAATACAAAAATACAAAAATACAAAAATACAAAAATACAAAAATACAAAAATACAAAAATATAAAAAATATAATATAAAAAATATAAAAAATATAAAAAATATAAAAAATATAAAAAATATAAAAAATATAAAAAATATAAAAAATATAAAAAATATAAAAAATATAAAAAATATAAAAAATATAAAAAATA